CGATGGGTGAGCCTGTGCCGCCGATGCTGAAACCACGGATTTCGCCCTTCTTGACGAGTTCCCACGCCCACGGTTCCCACTGAACGCCGAGGAAGGCGGTTCCAGCAGGGAAAGTGGTCTTGACGATTTCGTTCGTGTCTGCCTTCAGCATCGGAACTTCGACTGGGTGGGGCCACATCATTGCTTCAACCCACTTGCCAGCCACGATGTTCACATTGTGCTGAAGTCGGATGTCACGGTCACCGTTCTCGACATAACCCCACAGAGCCTTCTGAAGTTCCTCTGGGTCAGTCCACTCGCCGTGAGCATCTTTCTGGTTTGGAACATACCAAGGGCCAAGCGTGTATCGTTGTTCGGCGTTCTTTTGGATAGTTCCGGGGATTTCACCATCGGCAGACTTGGCGGCAACCAAAACTTCAGGTTCCTCCTCCTCGATGATGTCCAAATCAACGGGAACAAACTTAGGCAGAACGCCTACTGCGCCCATTACGGCATCAACGTGAACACTCTCAACGGTTGGGCTGTCCTTAGCGATTTTTCCACTAACGGACTTCATAAAGCCTGTTGCCCGAAGGGTAAGGTCGCGAGCCTTAGAACTTGCCTGCAAAGCCCTGATGCCAGCCGTGTCAGCCTTGTCTTGGGCATCCTCTTTCGCATCGCTAATAACGCCCGGCTTGATTTTGTCAAACTTGTTTGCCGCTGAAACAATGGCTTTGGCTGCTTGTTCGTGAGCGAAAACCGCACTCAAATGTTCCTTCGTTTTAGCGGGTTCTTGTGTGACTTGCTCTTTGTGGTGTTCGGCTAAAGCAAGGTGGCGGTCTGCGAGACTACGCAACGCTTTGGTGTCTGGGTCGTGCGCCTCGCCCGTTTCGGGATTTTGGAACTGCGTGATGGTGTCGTTGGAAATGTGGATGGCTTCGTTGGCAACTGCGTATTGGTTTCCACGGAAAGGGTGGCCTACAAAATCTCCTTTAGCGATTTCACTAGCAACCAAGTCCTGACCGCCAGATGAAGTGCTTTCATCGCTCGTGTCCTCGGAGGAACTGTCGTCCTGCTTTTCTGGGGCAACCATCGGTGCTGCGGGCTGTGGTGAAAGGTCCACGGCCTTGTCGTACTGCTCGTTTTCGTCCTCGTATTCGCTGCTGTCGTCATTCTGCTCGACGGGGGCCTTGCGAGACTTGTAATACTGGTCGTTTTCACCAGCGGCGCGGATAAGGACGGGAGTGACATTAAACTTGCACCAGCCAGCCGATACACAAGAAACAGCAACCCAGTCGCATCCTGCGTCGCCAGAAGCGATACAGGTGCCACAGTTCTGGCCGGCAAATGGTGAAACATCCGTGTAAGCGGCATCGGTGGTCGGAATACGACCCATACCCTCAACCATCTGGTCAAGGCTTTCAGCAAGTTGGATTTGCCACGGGTCAAGTCCATCCTGCCAGTTCTCGCCCAAGATGCCCGTGTCATCAGCAGACGAACTGCTGCTTGACGAACTCTCGTCATCCATTTCACTAGACGAGGATGACGAGGAACTGCTGCTGGATGACGATGACGAACTTGATGAGGAACTACTGCTCGAACTTGATGACGAGGATGAACTGCTGTCATCGCTGGATGACGATGAACTGTCATCATCAGCATTGGAAGCCTGAACCGCCTGCAAGATGGCAGCGACAGTTGCGGGGTCTAACTTCACCTGCACCGCACCGTCAGTCGTGCTGTCCTCGGAACTGTCATCCTCTGGCTCATCAGGGGCAACGGGAGACATAGCGAAGGTGAAGGGGAAGCCAACCGCCTTGTCAAGGGGGGCGCACTCGGCCTTTTCCAAAGTCGAGCCGCAGATGGTGCAGGGGCGAACGCCACCGAAGTCGTTCACGCTCTTGGTGAACGGGTGGGCTTCGTCTGCCAAACCCTTAGCAATATTGCGAGAAATCAAACGGCGTTCGGCATCGGGCGAAAGGTTTTCACTACGGCGAAAGGGGTTCCACGACTTCTTGGTGGGCTGGTTGGGAACGACAACGAGGGAAGTGTTGCCTTCCTCGTCAGAGATGGCGAGCAAGTCGGCGGTGGTGAAACCCTTCTGCAACAGTTCGGCAGCGGTTTCACGCACATCGCTGGTCAATGACTTGTTCATCACGGCATCACCAAGTGAGATGTCGGTGACAGCAGAGATGATGTTCATCTGTTCCATTTAGTTCCCCTCACGCTTTGACATTTATGCTACCCCACGCTTTCCAAAACTGCGTTTAGTTATTTGGCTTGTGGGCGAGGGGGTGACGAAACGGGCGCACCCGTGCTGGACTTAAACACGGGTCGACCCTTTCGCTTCGATGCTTTCACCTTGCGGATGCGGATGGTCACTATGTTGACCCTTGATTATTTGTCAACGGGCCGTTCTGACCCGTGGTGTTTTTGGTCGGCCCCTTTGCGGAAGGCGGTGCTTCGCCCGTGTAGCCAGCCGAAGTGATGTCGCTCTGGTTTCCACTACCGCCACTTTGGTCGGCGGGGCCACCTTGTGGGGTCTTGGGGATGGGGGCGCGAGTGTTGCCATTGACCGATGCCTTCGTGCCTGCGTTTTCTGCTGAAACGCCCACAAACGGCTTTCCGTCTTGGGTCATTGGTTGCTCTGGCTGGACTTGGTTTCCACCATAACGCCTGTTGTCTGCCAGACCGTTTGGTTCGGGTCGGAAGCCCGGCAAACCAGCGATTTCTCGCAGGTATTCCTCTAGGTTGTTGTCTGGGGTGAGCAACTGTGCTGAAGTCAGGTTGGAGATGTAGCCACCCAACTCGTTGAGGTCAATGGCGTTCACCTGACCGTATGTGAGGCTTGGGCAACGAGAAGTATCCATACCGTTCAGCGCGATAAGGCGTGGGATGGCGTGGCTGTTAAAAGTTTCGGCAATGAGCCGCACCCAACTTTCCACTGAAGCCATAAACAAGTCCACTTTGGAAGCACCAAGTGCAAACGAGCCAACGCTCTCGTGGCCCAACATAATGAAGTCAGCAAGGCAGGTCATTGCGATTTGGTTGTTGTAGCGGTCAATAATGGCACCAGTTTGGAACTGTCGGCTACCGCCGCTGTTCAGCAACTTAAAGTCCACCATCTGCTTGCCGTTTTCATCAAACATCATTGGCAGGATGATGCCTTCGTTTTCGTTGCGCTTTACACCACGAACAATGCGTTCCATAGCGTAGAAAGATGCTTTTTCAGCAGGGGTTGCCGAAGCCGACATCCACTCGGCAGGCACATAGCCAACAGGCAAACCGGCGAGGTCACGCTCAACACCGACAGCCTCAAACTCCTCGATACGGCGCTTGTAGTACCAAGCCTTAAATGCTGAACGCAAAATGGAACGGCCTTCGGGGTTGCCTCGTGCAGCCGTTGTTCTGAAAAGTAAAGCCTTCTCAATGGGAATGACATTAAGCCGACCCGTAGTGGGGTCACGCTGAACCATCGCCTGAATACCGCCGCCTTCGTCAAACTGCCATTGCCAAAGGCTGTCTTGCGCTCGAAGTACGATTTTGCGCCAACCGATTTTGTTGTCGCTGAACTTGGAACGCTTGGAAGGGTCTTTCTGGTCAGGCCCCTTGCGCTGTTTGTAAACTATCTCAAAGAATGACCAACCATAGGTCAGGAACGAGCAGATGGCTATCATCAACTCGTGCCAACTGTGGCTCATATCGTCAATGCACTCTTGGACAAAAGCGGCGGCGGCCACATCTGCATCGGTTGGTGGTGTTCCCTCAACGAGGTCGTCGTAGGGGTCAACACGCCAGTCCACCTGAAGGATGACACGCTCGATGGCGAATAAAATAGACCCGATGATGGGGTCGTTTTCAGCCATATCACGGTAAGCGGTTTGGGCTTGCTTACCTCGAAGTTGGGGCAGGATATCGTCAATGACGAAACCGCCCGTGCGCCAAAGACCCGTAGCACCAAGTTCGGTGAAGTTATCTACCTGTGGTAAAGGCTCTTTATCCTCTGGCATCCCTACTCCGTGCGTCAATGGCTTGGCTTGCTTCCAATAGGCTACTACCATTTTTCACTAGCGAACTGATACGGCGGCGTTGGCTTGGCGAGTGGCCGCCCCAAACGCCCCACGGCTCGTCAATGCCGTATTTGAGGCACTCATAGCGAACGGGGCAAGACAAGCACAACTCACGGGCTGGCTTTAGGTGATTTCCACCGTGCTTTGTGCTTTCGGGGAAAAACTTCGGCAAGTGTTCGGCCTTCGTCGCCCTACACGCCCCCTCGACAGCCCACGCTGGCTGCATCATTGCAAGAGCGAGGTGATGGTCAATGAGGATTACATCATCAGGCAGGAAGTAGTCGTTGCTTCCGTTAAAGTTTGGGTTGACATAGACCATTAGTAATCGCCCTCAAAGATGGAACAGAAGGCAAGGAACTTCAGGGCTTGGTTTTCGGTGAAACCGGCTTCAATAAG